GCCTTACCGAAAGTATCAATTTAAAGGAGAATATGAAATGGCAGATAAGAGTACATTAGAGCAAATGCTCGAAAACTTGGTTAACGATAACCAAGAAAAAGCAGAAGAATTATTTCACGAGTACGTGGTAACTAAATCACGTGAAATCTACGAAAACCTAATCGAAGAAGAAATGACTGACGATGAGGAAGTAGATGAAGCATCAAAAACTGATGATGATGAAGCAGTAGACGAAGCATCCGATAACGACGATGATGACGCTGTTGAAGAAGCATCTGATGAAGAAGCATCTGATGATAAAGAATTAGATGAAGAATTTGAAGACATTGCTATTGAAGCAGAAGACGATATGACAGACATGCCAACAATTGGTGGAGATGAAACAGACGATTTAGAATCTGACATTGACGCTGATGAAGAAGGTGAGAAAGAGCCAGAAGAGCTTTTCCAAGATCTAGATTCAATCGTTGACGAACTTCAAGCAAAGTTTGACGAAATCAAAGGTGTAGACGGAGACGAAGAAGGTGAGCCAGAAATGGATATGGGTGCAGAAGAAGAAGCATTTGCACCAGAAGCTTCTGAAGTTGACGAACTAGACACATTTCGTGAGTATGTTGAAAAAGTAGCTGGTGGACACGGTGCTGAATCAAAAGGCAGTGCAGAAACAGCAGACAACAAAAAATCAATTGTTGACAACATGAAAAACGATATGGGTGGAACAACTGCTAACATCGCAAAAGGCGGCACAGAGTCAGGTAAAAATGACGGTGGATTAGCAGATATTACACCTAAAGAAGAAAATGCAGGTAATGTTAACAAGCCTGGTTCAAAAACAGCAACTAAAATGGACAGCACTAAAGGACATGGCGCTGAAAAAGCAGGTAGCAAAGAATCAGCTGATAACAAGCAATCGATTTTCCGTAGCAAACGATAGTAAAAGGAAATACTAAAAAGTGATGAAAACTACACTAGCAGAACATCTGAGCTTCGATCAGGCTAAAATCGTACTTGAGCGTGATGAGACCGAGGGTAAAACATTACATCTGAGTGGTATCTGTATTCAAGGTGACATTCGTAATGCTAACCAACGTGTTTATTCTTCGAAGGAAATTGACAGGGCTGTTAAGACGCTCAACGAACAGATTTCTGGGGGGTATTCAGTGCTAGGGGAAGTTGATCACCCACAAGATTTACGCATCAATTTGGACAGGGTCAGTCACATGATTACTAAAATGTGGATGGATGGTCCAAATGGCTACGGAAAACTTAAAATGCTGCCAACGCCGATGGGACAAATTGTAACATCGATGTTGGAAAGCGGAGTTAAGTTGGGAGTTTCAAGTAGAGGGTCAGGCGAAGTTGACGGAGACGGTAATGTTCAAGGATTTGAGATTATTACTGTTGATGTTGTAGCTCAACCATCTGCTCCGGGAGCATACCCAACACCAGTTTACGAACACCTAATGAATAATACAGGTGGCTACAAGGCATTTCAAGTGGCACAAGAAGTTAAAGGCGACCCACAGGCACAGAAGTATATAGCAGAGAGCTTGAAAAAGTTTATTTCAAGTTTAAACAAAACGTAGGAGAATCACTATGCTAGAGTTTGTAAAACAACTATTCGAAACTAATGTGATTTCCGAAGAAGTCAAGTCGGAAATTGAAACCGCTTGGGAAACAACAGTTCAAGAAAACCGTAACAATGTTACTACACAATTGCGTGAAGAATATGCACAGAAGTACGAACATGATAAGACCGCAATGGTTGAAGCAGTTGAAAATATGTTAGCAGACAGAATACAAGCTGAGCTATCAGAATTTGCTGAAGACCGTCAAGGACTTATCGAAGCTAAAGCCAAATATGCTGAAAAAATCGTAAAAGATTCAAAAGCTATGGAAGCATTTGTTCTTAAGAATCTTAAGAATGAGTTAGCAGAACTTCGTGAAGATCGTAAAGCAGTTGCAGGTAACGTTGGTAAACTTGAATCTTTTATCGTTGATGCACTTTCAAAAGAAATTGCAGAATTCCATGCTGATAAGAAAGACTTAGCAGAAACAAAAGTTAAACTTGTTAGAGATAGCAAAGTTAAATTTGAAGCAGCTAGGAAAGGCTTTATCAATAAAGCATCGAAGGTCATTGAAGAAACAGTATCGAAAGGTATTAAATCTGAAATGGTTCAATTGAAAGAAGATATTCAAGCAGCGAGAGAAAACGACTTCGGTCGCAGACTTTTTGAATCGTTCGCAAGTGAATATGCTACTAGCCACTTAAATGAAAAATCTGAAACTTCAAAACTTCTTAAAGTTGTAAAACAGAAAGATGCTGAAGTAAAAGAAGCAGCAGTAATTGTTGCAGAATCTAAAAAGTTAGTAGAAAGTCGTGATGCAGAAATTGCTCGTATCAAAAATAGCGCAGCTAGAACAGAAGTAATGGCAGAATTGCTAGGACCTCTTTCAGCAGAGAAGCGTGAGGTAATGGGTGAGTTATTAGAATCTGTACAGACTACTAAATTGCACACTGCATTTGACAAGTACATATCTTCCGTAATGGAAGGTGGTGCTCCCAAAAAAGCAGCGTTGACAGAAGGCAAAGAAATAACAGGCAACAGAAGTACAGGCAATCAAATTAGCAGTGGAGAAAAAACTGCTGAGATATTTGACATCCGCAGGCTTGCGGGCTTAAAAGTTTAAGGAGAAAAAACAATGTCACAACTACTAGAAAGTCGCTGGTCAGAAACCAAAGACGCTCTTCTCGAAGGGCTTCAAGGTAACAAGCGTTCTGTTATGGCAGCAACTCTGGAGAATACCCGCACGTATTTGAATGAGTCTGCTACTGCAGGAGCTACATCTGCCGGCAACGTTGCAACACTAAATCGTGTGATCCTTCCAGTGATCAGACGTGTAATGCCAACTGTCATCGCAAATGAATTAGTTGGAGTACAACCAATGACTGGACCAGTTGGTCAAATCCACACTTTAAGAGTACGTTACGCAGATGCGTTCAACTCTGCAAGTGGTACGGATACAACAGCTGGTGATGAGGCACTATCGCCATTCAAGATTGCTGAAGGTTATTCCGGCGCAACTTCTGATAAAGCAGCTAGTACAGCAGCTTTAGAAGGTGTACCAGGAAATAAACTAAGCATCCAAATCTTGAAACAAACTGTCGAAGCGAAAACTCGTAAGTTGAGTGCTCGTTGGACATTTGAAGCTGCTCAAGATGCACAAGCTCAACAGGGTATTGACATCGAAGCAGAGATTATGGCTGCATTGGCTCAAGAAATTACTGCAGAAATCGACCAAGAAGTGATTGCTTCATTGAAATCACTTGCTGGCTCAGCTGCATTAACTTATGACCAAGGTGCTGTTTCAGGTACTGCTACTTTTGTTGGTGACGAACATGCTGCTTTAGCTGTTCAAATTAACAGAGTATCAAACTTGATTGCACAGCGTACACGTAGAGGCGCAGGTAACTGGGCTGTTGTTTCACCAACAGTACTAACTTTGTTACAGTCTGCTACAACTTCAGCGTTTGCAAGAACAACTGAAGGTACTTTTGAAGCTCCAACAAACACTAAGTTTGTAGGTACTTTAAACGGTGCAATGCGTGTATACGTTAACGGTTATGCAACTGACGACGATGTGTTGATCGGTTACAAAGGCTCTTCAGAGTCTGACGCAGCAGCGTTCTACTGCCCATACATCCCATTGATGTCAAGCGGTGTTGTACTGGATCCAGATACGTTTGAGCCAGTCGTTAGCTTCATGACAAGATATGGCTATGTTGAATTAACAAACACAGCATCATCTCTTGGTAACGCAGCTGACTACTTAGGTAAAGTTGGTGTTACATCAGCTAACTTAAGATTTGCTTAAGACTTAGTTACACAATTAGTAACTTTAAAGGGCGG